TGTAGACGAAATTTCTAGTTATGTTAGTAAGAAATTGGGTATTGAAATTGTAGATAAAGGTAATACAGCCGGGGCGTATAATTTTGATATCAATACTGATAAGCTTTGTAAGGACTACGACTTTAAGTTTATTGAAACAATTGAGTCAATTGTTGACAGTGTTGTTGAATGCTACAAAGACCCATCGACAAATGTTGTAATAAGAAAAGATTATATAGAATATAATGATTGATTATATCACGGTCATCTATAGAAATTACGACCTGTTAGAATTGCAAGTCGATAATTTTAAAAAGAGATTCAATAAAAAAGATTACAATCTGATCGTGGTGGATAATACCCCTGATTCAGAAAAAAGAGTCTTGCCAGAATCTGATGACTACAAATATGTTTACTGTAACAGCAACCCTACCTTTGATGGTCTCTCACATGGTAGAGCAATTGACTACGGTTTAACATTTTGTACTACTGGTATCGTATCTATTATTGATTCTGATTACTTTATATTAAACAATAATATTCACTACTACATTATAGATAAGTTTGAGCAAGGTTATAAAGCTGTTGGTACTGAGTACAATGACGGTAAAGATACCAGTCATTGGGTAAATATTAATCCTGATAACTTTAAGAATATACCTTGTTGTTTTGGTTCCTATTATGACATTAATCTTGCAAGGGCTAAGAGCTGGGTGCTGACGCAACAGGAAGTAGATCAAAACCGACCAACTGGTTTCGTTGAGGTTGGCTGGAAAGTAAGAAAGCATATTTTAGATAATCAAATTAAGACGTTAGCCTGGCAGACAGATGCTACGTACTACGGTGATTGTTACTTTAAAAATGAAGTAGGTGATCTAATGGGCATGCACTACGTAGCAGGCTCACACAGAAGATGGAATGAGCAGTCTAAACAAGACTTAAGAAACATTATACAGAAATATTAATTATGAAAATTGAATCTAATCCTTTTATACCAGATGTTAAGATAATCGAGAGACCGGTTTATTCAGATCACCGAGGCTTCTTTACTGAGTCGCTTAACCCACTCGTAGAACAAGTACTTGGTGTTACATTTGTACAAGATAACCACTCTATGTCTCACAAATATGTTATTCGCGGTATTCATTTTCAGTGGAACAAACCGATGGGTAAACTCTGCAGGGTTGTTAAGGGTTCGGGTATGGATGTAGCGGTCGACTTGCGTGCCAGCTCTCCTACATTTGGTAAATACGTTATGGTGTATCTATCTGAAGATAATTTTAAACAAGTTTGGGTACCACCGGGCTTTGGTCATGCATTTATTTCGTTAGAAGATGAAACTCATTTTTGCTACAGTTGTTCTGCTGCACATAATGCAGAATCCGAAGGTGCAATTTGTCCACTTGATACAACATTAATGCTTGACTTGCCGTTTGTAAGAAACAAAGCTATAATCTCTGACAAAGATAAAAATGCAATGTCATTTGAAACATATAAATTAGATCCCAAATTTTGAAAGTTAATTATGCGTAAAACAGTCGTTACACATTTCTTTAATGAAGAGTATCTACTTCCATGGTGGTTAGAGCATCATAAAAAGTATTTTGACCATGGTGTCATGATCGATTATAATTCTACTGATTCTTCTGTAGAGATAATTAAAAAAATATGCCCGACTTGGACAGTAGTTAAATCAAGGAACGAATTCTTTGACGCTAAACTTTGTGATGATGAAGTGATTGACTATGAAAGTCAATACCCAGGGTGGAAAATGTGTCTCAACGTTACTGAATTCTTAGTTGGTGACTATTCTATTCTCGATAACGCAACAAGTGATAACCTTATTCTTCCGTGTTGTGTAATGGTTGATAATCAACCGGAAGTTATTCCAGATCCTGATAAGCCGTTAATCAATCAAAAGACATTTGGTATGCATTATAACGATGGTGCTTCTAAAATAAGAAGATCAAGAGTTATTCATAGTAAACGTTTATATGTTTATCCTCTTGGTAGACATTTTGATACGCCGCATACAACGGAAAAGTTAGTTGTACTCTGGTACGGCTTCTCCCCCTACAATACAGAAGTAGTTAAAAGAAAACTTCAAATACAAACCAAGATACCTCCTTCAGATTTTGCTAAAGGTTTTGGTACACAACATAACACTAATGAGGAAAAACTGAACGCTACTTATCGTGATTATTTGTCACACAGTAAAGAATTAGCTCAAGAACCATTTATGCAGCAATTTAATTATAAATAAAAATTTAATTAAAGGGTCATATGAATGTTGCATTAATATTTGTAGGTATATCATTCGGTCATAAATCAGAAAGAGACTTTAATCATTGTTTTCCTAATATTGACCGCAACATAATCCAACCTCTTAAAAAAAACCATTCTGTACATAATTATGTCGTTACGTATGATAACGATAGAATGGATGAAGTTAATAAACTACTTAATCCTAAGAAATTAATTAGCATACCATTTGAAGGTAGTCATCAAAATACTACCCGTACAAAAGCCTCTACAGTAACAGGTAATGATTATATTGATTTCTATATTATGACAAGATTTGACATTCATTACAATAAAAGTTTAGAAGAATTTAATTTGGATTGGGATAAGTTTAATATTACTTCCCGAGAAGGAAATGGTTTTTGGGAAAGTCAGCAGTTTGTAGGGGATACATTTTATGCATGGCCAAAGAGACTTCACGATCAAGTAGTTCAAGGTTTTAATGTACTTACTAACGGTGAAGTTAAGTATGATTTTAATCATATGCACAACTTCTACTCTATACTTGCTCCTATCATGGGTGCCGAAAATATTCACTTTATGAGTGAGGAACCACAATTGAGTGGTCACCTACTAACAAGTTTATGTACCAGAGATTATTGCGATCGTCTGCGCAGCAAAATTCCAATAAACGAAGAAATCTTAGCTAGATTTCCATAATAAGGATTTAAATGATTAATGTAGTTATTCCAATGGCCGGTAGAGGTCAGCGATTTGCTGAAAGTGGTTACAAAGAACCTAAACCAATGATTGATGTAGTTGGCGTTCCAATGATTAAACGAGTCATTGATTCTCTTACTTCTAAACATAGCCAATGTAATTTTATTTTTATTGCATTGAAAGAACATTTAGATAACGGGCTTCAAGAATTTCTTGAGCAACAAGGTACAATTATTCCTTTGGATATTGTTACTGAGGGTCCTGCGTGCACCACGTTGATGGCACTACCTTATATTAATAATTCTAAGCCGTTAGTTATTGCAAACTGTGATCAATATCTTGAATGGGACTTTGATGACTTCTTAGAACAATCTAAGGAGCGGGATGGGTCTCTGGTAGTATTTAATTCAACCAACCCCCATCACAGTTATGCTAAGGTTAAAAAAGGTCAAGTTATAGAAGTAGCTGAAAAGAAAGTTATTTCCGATAAAGCATGCGCGGGCATCTATTACTTCCGACAGGGTAATGAGTATATCGAAAGTGTAGTTATGATGATTGCTAAAAATATTAGAACTAATAATGAGTTTTATATTGCACCTGCATACAATGAGTTGATTGCAGGGTTAGGTAATGTGTCGATATACGAAGTTGATGTTAACAAAAAACATATGCTTGGTACACCTTATGAATTAGAAATTTTTTTAGATAAAGTTGAAAACGGGGATGTTGTATTATGAAAGTATTAATTTTTGGTAAGAGTGATATAGGTGAAGGTATTAAACAACTTTACCCTGACACAGTAAACATTCCAAAAGAAGAATGTGATGTTAGAGATGCTTTACAGGTACGTAACACGTTAGAGAAATACAAGCCAGATGTAATTGTTAACTGTGCGGGTATCTCTCATGTTCAAGTTGTAAAAGATTCTAACATTGATTATTGGAAAGAAGAAATTGATGTTAATTTAGTTGGTAGCTTTATTGTTGCTAGAGAATCAATTAACTCTGGGGTTAAAACTATGATCTTTATTGCATCGGTAGCCGGTATGTACGGTAAACCAGAACATAGTGGTTACTCTGCATCTAAGTCTGGAGTTATTTCTTTTGTACAGTCATTAGGTTTTGAGGGCTATAAAGCGTATTCTGTTAGCCCTGGGCGTGTAGATACTAAGATGAGAGAAAACGATTACCCCGGTGAGGATAAGCGTACCAGACTTTCTACACTACAAGTTGCTGAAGTGGTAAAAGAGTGTATTGACGGTAAGTACGAACCAGGTGATAATATTGTTATCCGTAAAAAAGGTTTTACTAAACTTAAGCGTGTTGATAAAGGTCAACCCTGGAAGAAGTACCTTAACGTACAACCACTAGGCGCACCTAAGCTAATCTAATGAAAATTATTTGTCATCGAGGTAATACATTTGGACCTGATCCAGATAATGAAAATAAACCCGAAGTAATTGATTATTGTATCAATCAAGGGCACGATATAGAAATTGATCTTTGGGTTCATAATAACGATCTTTATCTTGGACATGATGAACCGACATACCCCGTCCCTATGGATTATCTTATATCAATGAAGACAAGATTATGGATACATTGTAAGAACCTCCAAGCAAGTACAGAGTTGTATAGGTACAGAGGGTTTAATTATTTCTTTCATGATAAAGATAATTATACTTTGACTTCTCAAGGAAATGTTTGGACTTACCCTAAGCCTCAAAACGTATTTTCCTATAATCAAGTTCTTCTGGATTTTTATCCAAATGTAAATTTTGAAAAATATAAACTATTAGGTATACACGGGGTATGCGTTGATTATGTCTAAAATATCTATTTGTTGTCCTGTATACACAATGAAAAATAAAACTGCTGAGAGATTCTTAGTAGAATATTTTTCACATCTGATGTATCAGACGTTTAAAGATTTCGATGTTGTAATATCTGATCAAAGTGAAGGTGATAACCTTAAAACCATCTGTGATACATTTTCACACGTTCTAGATATTAGGTATATTAAAAATACCAGTAATAAAAAGAATGCTGCCAATAATGTAAACAATGCAGTCAAGCATGCTACAGGGGAGATAATTAAATTACTCTACATGGATGATTACTTCGTAGATCAGGATGCATTACTTAAAATCTCTAATGCATTTGATAATAACCCAGACGGTAAATGGTTTATATCCGGGTTCACTCACAGTAATGAAGACCGGACCCAGTTCTTTGATACCAGACACCCCTGGTACGGTAACAAGTACGTCAATGGTGATAATACTACTGGTAATCCTTCCAACTATGCTGTAAGAAATAGTTGCGCAATTGAAATGGATGATGACTTACTCTGGATTGTAGACGGGGAATATTTCTACCGGTCTTATTACTACCATGGTGACCCTATTATGCTAGATGATGTTTTGGTTTGCTTTAGAGAGCACGGTTCTTCTGCCTTCCGCGATCCTAAATTTCAGGAATTAGACGCAAAAGAAAGACAGTACTGTATTGATAAGTATAATGGTACCATGCCAACGAAAGAAGTAGCACTGAACTGGAAATGATACTATAATATGTAATTATGAGGACTATATTATGAAAATTGGAAGCGAAACTATTGCGTTGTTGAAGAACTTTGCATCTATTAATACGAATATTGTATTTAAAGAAGGAAATGCAGTAAGTACTATCTCTAATGCTAAAAATATCTTTTCTAAAGCTACTATTAAAGAAACTATACCTAAAGAGTTTGCAATCTATGATTTAAACTCTCTTCTGGCTATGTGGACGTTGACTGATAGTCAAGAGATTGAATTCGGTGATAAGTGTATTGGTATTACAAGTCCGGCAGGTAAGTTTGAATACTATTATTCGAACCCTGAGATTGTAACTGCGGCTCCTACCAGTGAGATCGAGCACATGGATGTCTATAAGTTTAAAGTAACTGCCGAAGACATTCAGATGATTATGAAGGCGGCCGCTATCACCGGTGCTCCTACTGTATCTGTAACTTGTAAGAATCAAGCTGTAATGTTATCTGTAAGTGATCGTAAAAACGATACTGCATCTAACTTTAAAAAGAGTCTTGGTACGTCCTTTGATGATTTCGACGTTTTTATTGCAGTAGAGAATTTAAAAGTTATCCCTGATGCATACGATATTACTGTTGCTAAGACCCCTAACGGTAAGGCTAAATTCCTTCACTTTAAACATGAGTCAAGACAACTCCAGTACTGGATTGCTGCTGAGCCTGGTTCAGTAGTTTAAGGAGTAGGGTATGAGTGAACATTTCATCTGGGTGGAAAAATATAGGCCCAGGAAGATTGACGATTGTATTCTACCAGAGTCTCAAAAAGAATACTTTAAGCAAATGGTTGCTAAAGGTGAGATTCAGAATATGCTTTTATGCGGTACTGCCGGTACTGGTAAGACTACTGTTGCAAGAGCCTTGTGTGAGGAACTGCAAACCGATTATATGATTATTAATGGCTCAGAAGAGTCAGGCATCGATGTATTACGTACAAAGATTAAGCAATTTGCATCTACTGTATCGTTTACAGGTAATACAAAAGTAGTTATCCTCGATGAGGCAGATTATCTTAACCCTAATTCTACTCAACCTGCCTTGCGTGGCTTTATAGAAGAGTTTGCAAGCAACTGCCGATTTATTCTAACGTGTAATTTTAAGAATCGTATCATACCGCCCCTGCATTCAAGGTGTGCAGTAATTGAGTTTAAGATTCCTAATGCTAGTAAGCCAACTATTGCTACAGACTTCTTTAAACGAGTATGCAGTATCCTGGATCAGGAACTTATACCTTTTGATCCTAAAGTAATTGCTAAAGTAGTACAGAAGCATTTCCCTGACTTCCGTAGAACGTTAAATGAACTCCAGCGCTACTCTCAATCAGGCTCAATCGATGAAGGCATTCTGGTCAGTGTAAGCGAAGCTAACATGAAAGATCTAGTTGATGCTATTAAAGACAAAGACTGGAAGAAGATGAGGGGATGGGTTGTTAATAACTTAGATAACGACCCAGTATCATTATTTCGTAAGATATATGATACCTTTGTACCTCTAACTAACCAGGTACCTCAGCTGGTTTTGACGATAGCTGACTATCAGTATAAGTCTGCGTTTGTAGCGGATCAAGAAATTAATCTTGTTGCATGTCTAACTGAAATAATGGCATCTGTGGAGTTAAAATGAGTAATTTAATTAGTGAACACTATTCTAACGATAGAAATAAAGTTGCAATGGTATTTGCCCGAGGTACAAGCTACCGGGTTTTATGTCTAGATAACTATTTTGAAACTGAAAAAGAATCTTATTTTGAAGATCTCAATACTGCGGAAGATTTTGCAGAAGATTGGGTACTTAAATGAACAATTTATTAAGACCTACATTTGAATGGATAAAAGATGATTTTAATTCTCATCCTGTACGCTTTGCTATCGAGTTGCTTGCTTGGGGCATTAGTATTGGTTGTAGCATCACTATGGCCGCTACAGTCCCTACTCCACCGCTTCTTGTTTTGTATCCTATTTGGATCGCTGGTTGCGCTTTGTATGCTTGGGCTGCTTACACTAGGAAATCATTTGGAATGCTCGCCAACTATATACTACTCACCACAATTGACACAATCGGTTTAATTAGGATGGTATTCTGATGTTCGGGGAACCTAAAGTAGAGATAGTAGTTGAGCCTTACAAGGCTCCGGCTATATCACCTTTCGATTTTATAAATGCAATCACCTATAACAAGAACGATCTTATGGTAGACGACTGGGCTGAAAAGCAGTATATTCCATACATCGTAAATAAAGGACTTTCGTACGGCGCTGATACCGTTATCCAGGCAAATGAGATGAATTCTAGACCTCATTTAGATAAAAAACTCCAATTCCAATTTCTAATAAATAATATTAGGCCTAAGAAACGCTTTAACAAGTGGATCAAAGCTGATAAGATTGAGTCGATAG